TGCATTTGTTGCGCTTGTGGGTCAGGTTTACTCATCTCATCCAACATCGCAATCAATTCCATCCTGTTAGACAGACTTGAATTAGCCAAAATGCCTTTCAAGATGACAGGCAACACAGGGGTGTTCGGCCCCAGAGTTTGCAATAAGCCAATAAACTGCTGTTGTTCGTACTCTCTAGCAATAATTCCAAGCGTTGCCGTAGGAATGAAGTTCATGTCCACAGAAGGGTAACGCTCTGGGTCAAATTGCATGAACCTGAAAGCCGCCTTCTTGATAAATGGGATTAGGAAATCTTCTTGGAAGTTCACCAAAGTGCGTTTGTACTTCTTGATGATAGAAGCGACAGCCATCGACATACCGCCTTGACCACCATCTCTAGCAACATTGCTGATCATGCCTTGGGAATCCAATGTTCCCGTTGCTTGTAACAACATACGCTCAAAGTCTTTAGCCGTAGCCAAGTTGTTGGGATCAGTTGCTCCGAACTTGAAGGGGTAAAGAATTTCAGAAGGTGCGCCATTGGTAAGGATTGCCTTGCCTGGCTTTACCTCAAACTTCATTCCTCTTGGCAAACGGGTAGCGTCCATAGCAATCATGGGGCTAGTAGTCAACGCCAAGGAATCTAAGTGGCTACGAGTCTGAGCATCAATAGCCTTTTGCATATTGAACGCTTTTTCTACTGTGCCTCTGCCCAACAAACGATTAGGAACTGTGTCATCTTGATAGGTCAAGACGGGACGATCCTTCATCATATAAGGATTGGCTTCAGCCTTTAGGAGTTGTCCATCATTAGCAATGACCACAATGGCTTCTACCAAGTCAGAATATTCCTCTGCCTCAGAGTTATCTGGGAAAAGGTCAACAATGTCTTTGTTTTCTTCTAGATTCTCTAGGTATTCCCGTGGAACTAAGCCGTAGTAGGTCAGGAGAAGAACCTTCTCATCTTGGTATTGGCTTACTTCTTGGGTAGGCTCTAGGTCAGAATCGTCACCAGTAGTGGTAATGTTTACCTTACGATAGATACCAGCCTCAATGCCTTGGACAACCTTGTGGATAGAGACATACTTCTCAATCGCCACACCCATACAGTCGCTAACAGAAACACCATTGGGGTCAAACAAGAAGTTCTTTGGATTTACAGGAGAAATCTTTACAGAAATTCTTTCTCTTTCCAACACTCCAATAGCCGCTTGCCCCATCTGGTTAGGAATTGGCTGAGTCGCTGGGACATACTCTGTCTCAGTCATCACCACAACTTCGCCTATGCCTGTGCCATAGATTTCAGCCATCAGTTCAATCTGGTCAATGGCCTTCCTAATCTTGTCTTTCTTGAAGTCTTCTGTGAGTTGACGCTTAATCATCTCTACATCTATGGGGTTGCCATTGACATCTTGAATATTGTCTTCAATATCAAAGAAGTCGCCTTGACCAAAGATTGCTTGATCTTTAAATTCATCCCAATCCTCCTCAGAGTTCAGCACAATACGCCCATGCTCAAATCGACCTTGGAGGCTCCAGATAATTCTGTCAGCCTTTTTCCTGTTGCCATGCGTTAAGTCAACTATGTGCGAATATACATTATTTTTACGCATTAAGTCAGACAAATACGGCAAAACTGCATTTTTTAACGCACCTCGCTCAATTCCAACAGCCAAAGGTCGGTAATCTCGCATTTTCATCAGGATGGTTGCCGCAGTCTCACGGATGTCCCACCTACCAAAAACAATCTCTTTGACAAACCATTTGCCATCATCCGTTACCTTGACCACAGCAATAGCCGTCTGGTCTAGCCTTTTCTTAGAGTTAGCCGCTTGTTTGGCAACTTCCTCAAATCCAGCCAAGTCAATCGCTAAGTAGTAACTGCCGTACTGAGGTTCTTCCCCATACTTAATCCACTCTTCCTTGAACACATTGCTACCAGCATTGGTGAAACTAGCCATGTATTCTTGCTTGAAAGCAAAGGTAGACAAGGTTTTCTTGGCTGACTCAATCTCAGTTGGGTCAATCAGGGGATTGTCTTTAGTAGTGAAGTGCCAAGACTTCCAATCGGCATCATCTTCTGACTCGCCAAGTTTGAAAAGGTCATAGAACCAGTTTCTGCCCTTTGGCGTACCAATGAACATGGCTCTGCCTTTTTTGTCTGACAGAGAAGCCCTGATAACTTGCTCCCACGCTTCAGGTTTAATGTCTGCTACCTCGTCTAGTACAGCATAGGTAAGAGACACACCCCGTAAGGTATCAGGTCTGTCTGCGCCTCTGACGTAAATCTTTGCGCCATTGATCATGGTGATGTCCAAGTTGTTTACATGACTACCTTGAATCACCTCTCGACCAATATCTAACAACAAATCCCAAATGATCTGCCTAGACTGCCCCATAGTAGGACTCACATACAGCACCGCTGATCCCTGTGGACACTTCAACGCCTCAATAATCAATGTCGTTGCCGCCAACCTAGACTTGCCACAACGCCTTCCAGCCGCAACAACCTTGAACCTCGTCTTGTCAGCAAAAACATCCTGTTGCCAAGGTAAAAGAGAAAAGTTCAGGTCAGACATCTTTCGCCTCTACATCTTCTGCGTCTATTGTTTGGGCGTGATTGATCTCGCCAATGCCCGTGATGTTAATCGTTACCGCATTCCTTTGCTTGGCTTCCTTGTCAAACAACGTGATCGGTAACGTCCGATCCAAACACATCTTCAGCGCCGCCATTTGGCCTGGATGGTCATCATTCAACGCAATCTCGATCACCTTCTGCGCCACATCCCTTCCACCAGAATTAATCATCAGGTCTTTGAGTTCCTTGATCCTCTGGTGATCCGTCTTAGGCAAAGACAGAGACGGGTTAGCCGCCCACCTCTGGATGGTAAGTTTCTTCACGCCTTTGGGTCTGCCAACCTTTTTTTTCAATTCAAGTTCACTCATAACAAAATTTTACTCCTTTTACCTTTTTGTGAGGGGAGGGGGGTACTGTAAAAACTTTGGCGGAGGCCGACCCCCTCCCCCCCATCCAAAACGCAAGACCTAATGGTAAACCCTAACAGTTTTGGCAGTCTACTTAATACTATGTTCATTATGTAAAGTTATTTTGTGGTTATGCACAGGTTATACAGACAATTGTGTTGCGTTTCTGCACAGTCCACAGCAATTGTGGATAACTGGTCAATTCTTCTGTGGATAACTGGGTTCGTTTGGTTTGGGTTGGCGGCGCAAACGGGAAAAGGGGAAGGGTCGGGTGGTGCATTTCTGCCATACCTGACACCAGACGGAGAATAGTTCGTTAAAACCCTCTCAAACCGCATTAAAACCGCCTACAACGGGTTTATTTGCGTCAGACGGGGCAACGCCTAAGAAATCGTCCAGATCGTCCTTGGGTCTGTATCCGTTGTTCCACAGCTTCTGATAGATTTCTAGCAAAGAATGCCAACCTTGGGTCAGGTCACCACGACCAGCGACCAAAAGGATTTTCCGTTCAGATGCTCCGAGTTTGCGTTTAAACCAAATAGTATCCGTCCTACATGGTCTGCCTCTCATATAACCTCCAACTCAACCGCATAAACTTTCGCACCACCGCTTCTTTGCCTGTACTGCCAATCAAGCTGTTTATGCCCATCGTCTATGCCAAGCCAATCAGCGACACCATCACGGGTAGCTTTGAACGCCGACTGAAGGTTGTCACCATCCAACTGTCTGGGCGCAATCCTCGTCAGCACCAAGGTCAAGGGTAATGGTGGCGGCGTAGCAATACTCGACAATGCGTTGAACGCCTTTTGCCTTTGACTTTTCGCCAAACGAGCCTTAACAGCCCAATGCATCCGCAAGTTAGCAACAGAAACAATCTTCATATCAATCCTCAATTCGATCATGCGTAGGCTTCTTCAACAGCTTTGCTCACAGCTTTGAACAGGTCTGGGCGAAACTCCTTAATGATTGGCAAGTCGAGGTTATCGGCAAACCTAGTGCCATTCCAAGCAAACCAATAATTCGCTTTTAGTGCCACCATGCCATCAGCCACCAGTTTGTAGTTATTCCAATATTCCTTAATTGGCTGATTCTCAAACAGCATCCAGTTAACGCCATCAAACTTACCAAGGTCACAAACCTTTACCCAAGTCTTCTGATCTGGCTGATTCCCAGCCCACAATTTTTCTTTCATACCTTACCTTTCAAAGTTACCCAACCTTACTCCCTTGTCCTTCCTACCTCATCCGATCTGCCTTCCATCCGATCCTTCCTGTACTCTTTAAGTACAGGAGGAAGGATTCGGATGATTGGAGAGGCAGAAAGCGGATGGTTTCGGATGGTTTCGGATGATTCGGATGATCATTCGGATGCATCCGATGTTATACGATTCGGATGCACTTCGGATGGTTTCGGATGAGTTCTATACCCACCATCAACCTCCAAAATCATATCTTTGGCGATCATGCTCTTGACTACTTCCCAGAATCTGTTGTTCTTGACTCCATGCTCCTTGGCTGAGTCTCTCCACTCGTCATATCCAACTGGTCTGAGTTGGTGATTCTGAAACAAACTGACTTCTAGCATCACCAAGCATTCCATCACTTGCTTTTGGTTTGGTGATAGGTAAGTCTTCTTTTGGACTTGGCTAACCAGACCGCTGATGTCTACCGCTGTCAGGTATGCACCCTTAACTGGCATCCCGTTCTTGTTGTTAATGGGTAGATCGACTTGGGTGATCTGGAAATTCTTGGGGGATGGCATTTCCGCATCCTTCATCTTCTTGGACTCAAACGCTATGGTCTTTGTGCCTGAATCCAGTTGGCACTTGTACTCAGCATCCAATGCGCCTTTCAAGGCTGTTGACCCTCTGGAACGATCTTTGTCTGCAACTCCGCTGTGGTGAACCACCATGACACAGCATTTCCAAGGTTGGCGCAGATAGACATCGAGATGCTGAATAAACGCATTCATATCCTGAGTGCTGTTCTCGTCACCACCATGATTTCTGGCTAAGGTATCAATCACAATCATGCTTGGGATGCAATTAGCCTCTGCCGACAACTGCTTAATCGACTCAGCCACAACTGCCGCCTCTGTTGCATCGTACAACTGAGCCGCACGATGGGACTTGTACAAAGGCACACCAGCTAGAGATGTGCCGTTGCCGATCTGCCATGCCTTCAAGCGCCTTGCCAGCCCGTTATGCCCTTCGCCAGCGATGTAGAACACGCTTCCCTGCTTGACATCGTGACCATGCCAAGGTTTACCAGTTGCAACACAACAAGCCAAGTCGATGGCGACAAAACTCTTACCACCGCCTGGATCACCAAACACCTGTGCCAACGAGTCTGCCTCGATGTAATCATCCACCACCCACTTAATCTCCGTGAGTTCCAAACTATCTGCTCTGGTGAACTCAAACGCCAACTTATCTATGGCAGGCAGAGCCACTCTCTCGATCTGCTCCTTGACTGCCTCGATGCCCTGTAAGGTGTGCAAGTCATTGAAATCCGTTGGTTTGCTTGGCAGATCAGACTCGTTGAATGTTGGATACACAATTTCCCCAAACACCAACCCTGCCGCCGCTTTGCCCTTGGTAATGCCAGGATTGCCCTCCGTGAACTGATCATTATCTGCACAGATAACAATCCTTGACCCCAAGAACATCTCCTTGGCAGACTTAGCTACCTTGGCGAGATTGCCACAATCAAAAGCCACAAGAGTTGTGAACCCTGTCGCTTGGTGAATACTTGCACAGGTTGCGAAACCCTCACCAATAAAGATTACCTTGCGATTTCCTCTGAGTTCATAGAAACCACCCTCGATCTTGCCGCCTTTTAGGAATCTTTTATTGCCCTCTGCATCGATGGTTTGGTAACTCAAGATTTCACCTTGGTTATCACTCACAGGCACAACCAATCTGCCAGCACGATCAATCTTTATCCCGTGAGGCTCGATCCTCTTCCTCACAAGATACGGATGGTCTGCACTTGCGTCTGCGTATGTAGAAACCTCATCCTCTGCCTTCTCAGCCGCCACCTGTTGGCTTGCCACCCTATCAGCCTCCCTCTTGGCTTTGAACTCTCCTACCCATTTGTCATGCTCTAACCGTTCAGAGAATGACATCGATCTACCAATATCTGCCATCCACTTGGACTCAAAGGTTGGCTCCTTCCAACAGCCTGCTACACCAACTGGAATCTTGCCTGACAGGTGCAAGATATACCACCCATCAACTGCACCTTTCTTACTGGAGATATGAGGTACACGATGTATCTCACCATCTGCGATCAAGTCTCTGATCACCAGCCCTTGTGCCTCACAATGTTTGGTGAATCCCTCGATGGGACTCACTAAGTCTTGGCTCTCTGTAGCCGCCGCAAACCCGTTGGGGAATATGTTTGTAAGGTTACTCATCAATTTCTTTCGCTAAGAATTCGCCATGCGGTTGCGGCACATAGTGGGACTTGTCCATTTCCAATGGCTTTAAGTCTGTCCACCCTAGCGGCCACCCCATCAGCCACTCGACCCACGTTGGGTTCAACTGCCCAGAAGTCGGATGTACCGATTGACTCAACATAATCTGCTTGCCTTTTGCAATCCTTCGTTGAATTGATGGGTTGCTCATGTTGCCCCTGTCCCTGTTGTCCGAGGCTTGTGGTGTTGGAAATTTTGCCGCAAACGACTGAAGCGTTCTTCCCGACTGAGATTTGGCTTTCGGGTCGTAATCCTTGGTGGGGCCTCTCTGACTTGCATCTGGTGTCGGTAAAAGTTTCTTCTTCAAGGCTTTGCGACTGTTGCTTCCCCCATCCAAACCCGTTGTGCATGGAGTGTGAAATTTGTCTATTCCGTTTGGCGAAAATCCATATTCTGTCCCTCTGATGGTTTGCTCCAATGTTCGCCGCTCCCAGCACTCCCCATCTCGCATCAAACCCCATTGCGGCCAAGTCTCCGAGAACTCTTCCAAGTCCCCTAGAAGTGAGCATTGGTGAATTTTCCACAAAGACGAATCTTGGTCGTACTTCGTGAATGATCCTCGCCATTTCTCCCCACATTCCGCTTCTTTCTCCGTCAATTCCTGCCCCTCTGCCTGCCGCAGAGATGTCTTGGCATGGAAAGCCTCCCGATACGACATCAACAATTCCTCTCCAAGGTTTTCCGTCAAAGGTTTGAACGTCATCCCAAATCGGGAAAGGCGGGAGAAGTCCGTCATTTTGTCGGGCGCACAGTACGCTTGCTGGGTAGGCTTCCCACTCGACGGCACAGACTGTTCTCCATCCAAGGAGATGTCCCCCAAGTATTCCTCCACCAGCGCCGCTGAATAAAGCCAACTCATTCATGCCTCCACCAGTTCAGGCCAAATGGCTTGCCAACTAGCCTGACAGAGCATCTTTCTGGTGATCTTGCCACCAGATTCCTGCTCAACCCAGACAGCCTGCCAAGCAGACATTTCTCGCCTTCCTGTCAGGCATTGGTAGATATATTGTTCTGAGAGTCCAACCTTTTCAGCCAACTCTCTGCGTTCTTCGGGGGAAATGTGAGGTATGTTCATAGGGTAGCGAGTCTAGCAGAAAGATAGAACTCTGTAGATATAGGTGCAAACCCTATTAGGGATACCGATAGCAATTATTTTCAATTATTTCTATCAAACCGCTAGAAACCTCTAGTTTTTTGCTAGAATTCTGGTCATGGGCAGGGAAATAGGTTCTCTGCACATCACGCCGCAAGGTCAACCAAAGGAAACAAAATGACAAACGCAACTTTAACAAACAACAAAAATTTAAATATGTATGGTGTCTCAGACATCGATGCTTATGTAGAGTCAGTTAAGCAATCCATCACTTACCAATTTACAGGTGGCCACATGATCGTTGCTGGCCTGATGTCAGATGCTCAAGAACTGATTGCTGGTGGCGCACAAGAATCTAGCCGCCAAACCCTCAATATTGCCAAACACATCCTCTTCTTAATCATGGATGGCGAATTGGTTGGCACAGTAGAACGCAAGTAACACCCACGGGGCGAAAGCCCCATCCCTTTCAACCTTTACAGGACAATTGAAATGAACCAAACCCTCAAAGACATCCTCGCCGCCACGCTGGTGGCAGTAGGCTTTGCTTGGCTCCTAGTGGCATGGTGGTCAACATGACCCACATCACCCGACTCCAAGAGTTCTGCGCCGAGCCACGCAATATCAAAGAAATCATGGCAGAGGGCTTTACGCCCAACGCCGTATACATGGCAGTTCGCCGTGGTCAACTGGTCAACCTTAACGCCAAGGATGCTTGGGGCAGACCTAACCACAGAACCGCTGGCTCCTTCCAATCAACTGTTGATCTTGTGCGTAAGTATGATGCTCAACCCTTAGTCAAAGCTTGGATGGGAGCATCAACATGACACCAGCCCTTTACGAATTCAACTGCGAGGTGGAAGGTGTCGAACTCCAATGCAAACTGGAGTATGAACCAGCAGAAGAAAACTATCCAGACGCACCCGACATCGAGGAGTGCATGAACCTTGTTAACGCCTTCACCAATGGCGTTGACATTGCCCATCTGCTAATGCAGTCCATCGTAGATCACATCTGCGAATCAGCCCTTGAAGATATGAAAGAAAACTCCAATGATTACTAAACTTGTTGCGGAACTTAGAGCCGCAAAACTGGCAGAAGAGACTGCCAAGAAAAACCGCTTAGATGTGGAAAACAAGATTCTTGCGCTCTATGTCACGCCAGATGGTGGCGAGGGTACGCACAATGATGAGGAGTTCTCCATCTATTGGAAACTAACTCGCACAGTCGATGCAGAGGCTTTATCAGCCGAGTTTGAATTGCTTGGTGCCAATGTGCAAAAAGCATTTCGTTGGAAGCCAGAAGTTGATCTTCGCCAACTCAGAGCCTTGCAAGAACTCGATGCTCCTGCTTATGCACAAGCCGCTAAATTCTTTACATCTAAACCCGCAAAACCATCCTTAAACCTGAAAGACTAAAAATGTTTGATCTCAAATCCATCACCAAAACCCGCCGTGTTCGTGCGCCCAAGATAGTCCTAGTTGGCGCAGGAAAGATCGGCAAGACCACCTTTGCATCGCAGGCACCCAATGCCATTGGCATCTTGACAGAAGATGGTGCAGACGCTGTGGACGCTAACGCATTCCCTTTGGCTAGTTCTTTGCAAGAGGTTTACTCAGCCATTGAAACGCTGATCACCAATGAGCATGACTTCAAAACGCTGTTTATCGACTCGCTCGATTGGTTGGAGCCAATGGTGCAGGATCATGTGTGCAAGGCAAATGGTTGGAAGAACATTGAACAGCCAGGCTTTGGGAAGGGCTATGTTGCCGCCGCTGAAGAATGGCGCAACCTCTTAACTGGTCTAGAAGTCCTCCGATCCACCAAGCAGATGGGCATCATCCTGATTGCACACGACAAGATCAAACGAGTGGAAGACCCCTTGACTGAGGGCTATGACTCCCATGTGTTGAAACTCCACGATAGAGCCGCCGCTCTGGTGCAGGAATGGGCAGATGTGATTGGCTACGCTGGTTACAGAATCTACACAAACAAAACTGATGCTGGTTTCAACAAGAAAGAAACCAAGGCAACTACTACAGGTGAACGCATCTTGCACGTTGAGGCTCACCCAGCGCATTGCGGTGGCAACCGCTTTGGCTTATCCAATATGCCGCTTGATTGGGCGGTATTCCAAGACGCTTTGACAAAAGCACAGTCTTGATCTTTCAATCCGTAACTTTATTAACTTTAGGAATCTAAAAAATGGCTAACTTTTCTTTTGACGCATCCGCTGTCGCTCCACAGGTATCAAATGGAGTCTTACCTGCAGGAACTTATTTGGCGCACATCACGGAGTCTGACATTCGCCCTTTGGCCTCTGGCAATGGTGAGGGCTTGAAGCTGACCTTGGAGATCATTGATGGGCAGTACAAGGGACGGCGTGTGTGGGACAACATGAACATTCAGCACACAAACGAAACCACCCAACGCATTGCACAGGCTCAACTGTCTGCCCTTTGCCATGCTGTGAATGTGATCAAGTTGGAAGACACTTCTGCATTGCATTACAAGCCTGTGCGAGTCAAGGTGACAGTCCGTGAGGCAGATGGCAAGTACCAAGAGAGCAACAACATAAAAGGCTATGAGTCTGCCTCTGGTGCTACGCCTACGCATTCGGCACAAGTTGCTGATACAGCACCAGCTACTGCACCCACAACTTCCAAAGCCCCAGCTTGGGCTAAGAAGTAATATGGCACAACTACCAACTGCGGTAGTTGACCCTGTGGCAGATGCCATCTTTGCTTACTACAAAGCAAAGTATGGCTCTGAGCCACAGCGTCCATACCTTGGGGCATCTGCCATTGGCAAGCCTTGTCTAAGACAGCATTGGTATTCTTTCCGCTGGTCTAAGGCTCCACAATTCTCAGGTCGCTTATATCGAGTGTTCCAGTCTGGGCATCTGCAAGAGCCACGAGTCTACAAAGACTTGGCAAGCATTGGTTGTACTGTCTATCAGAATAATCCAACGACAGGCAAGCAATGGTCATTCACAGAGCAATCCTCTGGTGGTCACTTCCAAGGCAACTGTGATGGCATCGTCACGGGTCTGCCACAGGCTCCCAAGTCACCGCATATTTTGGAGATCAAGACCGCATCAGACAAGATGTTTAGGGATATGCAAAAAAATGGCGTAAAGAAGTCCAAGCCCGAACATTGGGCGCAGATGCAAATATACATGAAGTGGACAAGTGACGAGTTTGGTGACGATGGTTGCAAACGAGCCTTGTACTTTGTGGTCAACAAGGATAACGATGAAATCTATACAGAACGAATCGAGTTTGACGTGCAAGAGGCACAGGCCATCATTGACAAAGCCATTGCAGTTATCACAGCTACAGAGCCACCTGTTGGCGTCTCTACTGACCCTAGTTGGTACGAGTGCAAATTCTGCGACTACCACAGCATTTGCCACGGAACGGATGTACCAGCCGCATCTTGCAGATCATGCGCCCATGTCACCCCAGAAATGGACGGAGAAGCGAGATGGAGTTGCCAAACGCACAAAAAAGATTTGTCGGTTGATGACCAGCGACAAGGTTGTGCAGACCATCGGATCATTCCAATTCTGCTGGCTAAGACTGCCCATCCTATTGACACAGATGGAGATGGAGTTGTCTACCAAATGGCAGATGGCAAACGCTTTACCAATGGCGATCCAAACAAGAACCCAGACCACTTGAGCAGTCAGGAAATCCACGCCTGTGGAGACAAGACGATTCTGGTGGACGAGCAATGCTTGGAATTACGCAAGCAACATGGAGGCAAGTTTGTATGACAGTACCAATCCAAGAGATTACCCTGAGAGATTATTTTGCGGCTAAAGCTATGCAAGAACACATAAGACAGGCTTATGATCTTGAAGAATCTTGCTCTGAAGATAATGATTTTTCATTTCAACAAACAATGCTTGCGCTTGCAAAAGAAACATATAAATGGGCAGACGCAATGCTTGAGGCGAGAAAAAATGATCCTGCGTGAGTACCAGACTCGCACAGTCACCAGCTTGTTTGATTGGTGGACAAAGCATCAAGAGGTCACGGACATCCCGTTGCTAGTCCTACCAACTGCGGCGGGTAAGTCTGTGATCTGCGCTGAAGTTGTGCGCCAGATGTGGGAGCAATGGCCTCTCTTTCACCCTCGAACTGTGGTGCTAGTTCCTTCAAAAGAATTGGCAGAGCAAAACGCTGAGAAGTTGCAAGCACTCTTGCCGCCAGACATCAAGGTTGGCTTTGTGAGTGCAAGCCTTAACAAGAAACAGCATGATGCAGATGTGATTGTTGCCACCATAGGATCAATCGCTAAGTCGGCGCACCTTCTTGGAGACATCAAGATGGTGATCATTGATGAGGCGCATCTGGTGGACACCAAGCCAAAAGGGATGTACCGCACTTTCTTGGCTAAGTTGTCCGAACTCTGCGAGTACCGCACAGTTGGCATGACCGCCACACCTTTTAGGGGCAACGGGGTCTGGCTGACAGATGGAGATGATCCACTCTTCACAGGGTTCGCCAGCCGTGTGACTATGCGTGAGTTGCTTGATGGCGAATTCATTGCGCCGCTAGTACCGCCAAAGTTTGGAGTGATCACCCAGATTGATGCCAGCAAAGTTGGCATTGCCAACGGAGATTACAAGATTGGCGAGTTGTCCTTGGAGGTTGAGAAATACTTGGGCAAAGTAGCCCTAGAAGCCACCAGAATCGCCTCAGACCGCAAGAAGTGGATAGCCTTTACACCAAGTGTGGTGAACGCAGACAGCCTCTGTAATCGCCTAAATTCCCTTGGCATAGAAACCGCCGTTGTCTGTGGCGAAACACCAAAACTCATTAGGGAAAACCTTATTAGGGATTTCCGTAATGGGGAAATCCATTGCTTGGTGACTGTCTTAGCTTTGTCTACTGGCTTTGATGTGCCAGACGTGGATTGCATTATTTGGTGCAGACCAACGCAGTCACCAGTTTTGTATCTGCAAGGCATGGGTAGAGGAACACGCATTGCAGATGGCAAGACAGATTGCTTGGTTCTCGACTTCACCGATACAGTTGCCCGAATGGGTACTGTTGACACAGTAACTGGCAGAACCAAACGCATAACCAGCAATCAGGAAGCCCCATTCTGTATCTGCCCAGACTGTGGCGAAAGAAATGTTGCCGCCGCATTGACTTGCACAGCTTGTGGAGCCACGATCAGGGAAGAACAGGTTAAGGTCTTGGATGCCTCGCTGTCTTATGCCGCACTCTTGTCTGAGCAATCCAAGCGAACAATTGTTTGGCATGACGTTACCAAAGTCGAGTACCACACCCACAGAAAAGAAGGCAAGCCCGACTCTCTCAGGGTTGACTACTATTCTGGAATCTTGAAGACCGCCTCAGAATGGGTCTGCTTTGACCATACGGGTTATGCAGGACAGAAGGCTGTCTCTTGGTGGATCATTCGCCGCAGTTCTAAGGATTACGACTACCCAAAAAGCGTTGCAGATGCAATCAAGACTTTGCTTTTTGAGCCAAAGTGCCTAAAGAAACCAGACCGCATTGCAACCCGCCAAAACGGAAAATACACGGAGATAAGAGACTATGAATTTAATTGAATTGAACGCCATCAAAGGGCATTTGGTAAAGCAATTGGCACAGATCAATGCCATACCCGTCAACTGCCATAGCTGTGACAGATTCAGCCTTGGCCTGTGCCAAGAGTTCAAAGCCCCGCCGCCAGATGATTGGGTCAATGGAGTCGTGGATTGCGAGTTCTGGTCTTGGGATGGAGTCCCATTTTGAAATGCCCCAAGTGCGAGGGTGACAAGATCGCAATCACCGAAACCATCCAGAATGAAGAATTTACTTACCGCCGCAGATACTGCAAACTTTGCTTTTGTATCTTCAAAACCAAAGAAGAAGTGTTCACGGGGGCGTTACCTCAGAAGAACAGGTTAACCACGCCCAAAGAAACTGAATATCAAAAGACATTTGCAACCGACAACCTTAAAAGATTTTGGAGATAACGATGCCAACATTCGAGTCATGGAGCCAAGAGAATCTAGCCAAGTTTGCTCAAGAGGCGTATATTAAGATGCAAGAGCAACAAAACTATATTGAGCAACTGCAAAACGATCTGAAAGACGCAATCAACGCTTACAGGAGTTTAATAAAATGATGCAAGAAGAAGTTGAAGAAAGCCACCCAACTGTGCGTATGTTTCCACGCACTATTAAAGAGGCATGGCCTAAAGAGTATGTCAATGAAGACATCTTCACAGGTGCTTATCGTGAGCCGCAGATCAGCGACTTCGCCATCCTTTGTGCGCTAATCGCCATAGTGTGGTTCTTCTTTTATATGTTTAGCAAATATATTTGGAGTTGATATGCGTAAACCAATTGGATTAGTTGTACCAATACAAATAGAAACGCCAGAGGAGAAGGAATTCTTTAGCGCAATGGAGCAAAGTTCAGTCAGGAAAGAGGCAATTCGCAATCCTACTAAGGAGGCCAAGCTAGTTGCTGAAGTTGCAATCTTGAGCGAGTTGGTTCGTGTGCTGTCTGACAGGGTTACCGAACTGGAGGCAAAGTATGAAACCAGCACCAACTAAAGACTATTGCCTAAAAATGGCAAAGTACTACCATGACGGGAACTGCCCTAATCTAATGTGGGATTGGCTGGTTGTGTGGGCATTCCACGAAATGTATTTGGAGACAAGATATGTATGATGTCACGCTTTTTATTCTTGGGATGTTAGCCCCTTCATTCCTGAGTGCGGTATTCACTTTGATGAAGTGCTTGGAAGACTTAATTAGGAGCAAGATCAAATGATTGAAAACATCCTTACCTTAATTGTTGTACTCCTACTAGGAGTCTGTATAGGCGTTTCAGTTCTTGTGGCCGTTTTCTACCTTGGTTGGGAAAAAGATAAAGACTAACCTAAGACCGCTAAAGCCTGTTGAACGTGCTTTATGCGGTCATCTAGCCCGATAGTGCCACCATTGATGATCTTGGTTACTTTTGTGTAGTCAAGGGCATCCGCTGGAGCATTACAGTTGTGGGTAGACCAAAACCATCCTCCAGTAAGGGCGGCGAACTTAGGAGTAGCAACAAGGTCAGGCTCCATAACAAAATCCACACCCAATGCTTTGCCAGCATGGAAATAATTAGAGTGACCAGTGAGTTGAATACATCCACGACCACGGAAGCGGTAACCATCGCCAGAATTTTCGTCACGATTGCCCATGCGAGAAG